TCGCCCTCGGCAAGCTCCATAACGAAGATGGCCACGTCTTCAACGACAGAACCGAAAAGGAATTGGCGAAAATTCGCGTGAGAATTGCAGAAAAACGCGAGTTTTCTGCAAAGGGAGGAGAGGCCACTCGCCAGAAATTCAATACAAATGATAATAAAAACAGTAGCCCAATAGGGCCTGATGGCCAGCCTAATGGCCAGCCTGACGCGGGCCTATATTCTCCGCCACCATTACCATTACCACCACCAGGAGATTCTCCACTTCGTTCCGAATCTCTTTTTGCGGCCGACGAAATGTCGGCCGCCGAACGACCAAAGAAAAAAGCAGCCCGTGCATCTAGGTTGCCGCATGATTGGAAACCCTCCCCAGAGTCCAGGCAGTTCTCAATTGCAGAGATTGGCGAGCATCGGACGGATAACGAATTCGCGAAGTTCTGCGACTACTGGCGCGCCAAGGGCGGCAAAGACGCAACAAAGCTTGATTGGAACATGACGTGGCGGAACTGGATCCGCACGGCGAAGGAGCGCATTGGCTCGGCACCTCGAGAAGGGCCGCCCGTCGCGCATCTCGTCTCTCGTGGCGAAGCGTGGTGACGCCATGGCCAGCGCTTCAGAAATCCTCTCCGAGCATCGCATCGTTCTCAAACGGATCACCAATGGAAACCACAGAACTACTTGCCCGAAGTGCAGCCCAGGCCGCACCAAAAAGCGCGATCCCTGCCTCTCGGTCTCGATCGACAACCGCGGCGTCCAGTTCAATTGCTGGCACTGCGGCTGGGGAGGGGGAGCGTTCTTCGATGCCGCCATTGTCGGACGCGGCGGTGGCATGGGCGAACGGCCGAAGTCTCAGCCGACGGACCTTGGAAGCTCTAGGCGTCGCCTCCGCTACGGCGTTCTTCCCTGACGCGAACGCCAAATTACCGGCGGTGTTTTTCCGCTATCCGGAGGGTTGGAAAGCCCGATCCTATCCAGAAAAGCACCACGTCGCCGGCGGCGGGTTCAAACTGGCATTCTGGAATATCGAGCGCGTGCTACGGGCAAATCCGGAGCGGGTATTTATCGTCGAAGGCGAATTTGATGCGCTTGCATTGGTCGAGGCGGGCGTCCCTGAAACGCAAGTTCTATCGGTCCCAAATGGTGCGAAGCAAAAGGCTCAAGAAAATCCGGCGGAATCGAAGGGCTATGCCTACGTCGATGAAGCGCTCAAAGCCGGACTAAACCGGGTCAAGAAATTCATCTGGTGCGGGGACGGCGACGAGCAGGGCCTGACGCTTCGCGAGGATATGGTTCGGCTGCTGGGCACGGCGCGGTTCTGGTTCGTCGAATGGCCAGAGGGCTGTAAAGACGCCAACGACATGCTGAAGGCGGATGGTGGCGATGCCCTTCGCGAATTAGTCACGGACGGCGCTCTGCCGTGGCCGGTGTCGGGACTCTACCGCCTGAATGATCTGCCGGAGCCACCACCGATCCAGCCATGGTCGACTGGCTTCGATGGCTGGGATGATAGGTTTCGTCTCGCGCCGCGCATGATGTCCGTTGTTACCGGGCATCCAGGCCACGGCAAGACTGCGCTGTTCACGCAAATCATCTATCAAGTTGTAAAGCGCTATGAACTGGTCGCTTGCGTCGCGTCATTCGAAACCAGGGCAAAACCGCATATTCGCCGGCATCTTCGGACGCTGCACATGGGCATACTCGAAAAGAATTTGGAGGCCGGTGATCTCCGCGAAGCTGACAAGTGGATCAACGATCATTACCTGTTTCTCGTTCACGAAGACTCACGACCAACGCTCGAATGGTTTCTCGATAAGGCAGAGGTTGCCGTCATCCGCCACGGCGCCAGGTTTATCCAACTGGACCCGTGGAACCGTCTCGAAGGGTCACGCGCGCCTGGCGAGAATGAAACCGAATATATCGGACGATGTCTCCGTACGATCCATGCATTTGCGACGGATCTAAACTGCCACGTCCAGATCCTTGCGCACCCGGCCAAGATGGATAACACGCGCCGCGGCACGCCTCCGATGCTGGAAGATATCTCAGGCTCGAAGAATTGGGACAACATGGTCGACCAAGGCCTTGTCGTCCACAGGCCGAAGGTTTTCGACGGACAGAACCGCAAGACGGAATCAGCGCTATTCCACCGAAAGGCGAGGTTTGAAGAGATCGGCTTTCCGTGCCGCATGGACCTGAATTTCGATCTGGAAAAGCAGAAATTCGTGCCGGCATCAGATCAAACGTCGCGTGCTAGCGCAGAAGACGGCGAGGATTTGCCATTTTGAGCACGCTCCCCGTCTCCCGTCACCTCATCTACCGTGGCCGTGGCAAGTCAGCGCTTGTGGTTGAGAAGCGGCGCATTGATGGGCCGGCGCCGGAGCCTGCGGCCCATGTCCGCCAGGTTCCGGAAAGGCTCCAGCGCGTCGGCGCCATCGCGGCAGAAGTCGCCAAGCACAGGATGTCTGGCCGCGTGAGTTTCCCTCGAGACTGGCAAGCAGGGACGGCATGAGCGCGCGCGCCTATTACAACGAAAACGATCAGGCCTGCGTCGCGGTCCTGAAACAGTGCATCGCAGACGGCGTCATTGCGCCCGGCGATATCGATTCCCGATCCATCACAGACGTGAAGCCCGAAGACCTGCACGGCTACACGCAATGCCATTTTTTCGCAGGCGGGGGACTGTGGAGTGTCGCAGCTAGACTTGCTGGATGGGCTGATGACCGACCAATCTGGACTGGCTCCTGCCCGTGCCAACCGTTCTCGGTCGCAGGCAAAGGAGCCGGTATCAACGACGTTCGGCATTTGTGGCCCGACTTCTTTCGCCTCATCCGTGCCGAGCGGCCCCCTGTCGTCGTGGGAGAGCAGGTTGCGGGCTCGGCTGGGTACGGTTGGCTCGACGGAGTGCGCTCTAATTTGGCGGGAGAAAACTACGCCAGCAGGGGCGTCGATATCCCGGCTTGCGCCGTGGACGCCCCGCACATCAGACAGCGCCTCTACTGGTGCGCCGTGGCCGACACCGAAGGGGTCAGCGGCAGGACCGGATTTCGCGAAGGTGGAACGATCAGCAACAGGCCTATCGCTTCAAACAGTAATGGCGGGAACGTCGTATTGGTCCACACCGAGGGCGAGCGACGGGGAGAAGGGCAGCCCGAACCAATCATTCGGAGCGGGGGGGCAGCCGTTGCCTGCGCAGATGCACCAAGCGACGTGGGTCACACCGTCGGCAAGGGACTGGAAAGACTCAGTGGGCATGGCGACGCAAGCGGGCAGCCGGTCACGCCTAAACCAACTCCCGCGCCAAATGGCAGCTTCTGGTCTGGCGCCGAATGGATCCGATGCCACGACGGGAAAGCGCGGCGCACCGAACCCTCTATTCGCCTTTTGGTTGATGGGCTTCCCGGCAGAGTGGGCCTCTGGCGCATTGGTGGCAATGCAATCGTTCCGATCCTCGCGGCGGAAGTCATCCGCGCCCTGAAAGAAGACCTCGATGATCGGGGGGCTCTATGATGGTGCAATCTCGGTCTTCAATGCCACCTTGCGCGCCGCTGGCGATGCCTCAAGCAGCCGCAGGAATGCCACGGCTGGGCCGGGGATGTCCCGCTCGCCGGATACCCAGCGGCGGACCGTACGGGCGTCTACAAGCATCAGGCGCGCGGCGGCAAGCTGGGAAAGCCCGAGGGTTTCGAGCAGCGCTCGGAATTCTTCCGGGCTCACTGGATACGGTCAATCGTGACGGAAACGACGCGCACTTTGTTGCCGGTGGCGCGGTCGATCAGGTCGCGGCCGATCTTCCGGCGCTCGCCAATGGCCCAATTCTGAGCCCCGGCCTGATGCGTATCGTGGGTCTTCGCCGATCCATCAGCGTAATGCGTTGTCACCCGCCAATCCTTCGGCAGGGCCATGGCGCGATTGATGCTGGCTTCGATCTGTTCGTTGAGGTTCATGGCGGCGTCTCCGATTTCGATGCCAGACATATAGGGCCAAATGCCCTAGCATGTCAACTGCTGATTTCAGGGGGCACGGCATGAGCGAAGCGCCCGCGCCAGCCTATACGTCCAGGAGGTGGCCTTTGCGGCGTCTGATGCGCGCTGCGTATTTGCTGGGATCTGGCGCGGATTATGCCGAGGTCGCCGAAGACGAATTCATCAAGTCGTCGGCATATTCGGTGCGCAGGAATCTCAACCGCTGGGGAATCCGCATTCGAGACGGCCGGCGTGAGAACATGCGGTTCGATGTCTCATCATCGACGCTGGCCACATTGGATCAATTCGGGGGCAAGCGTGGCGTCATGCCGGATGAGATCGCGCGCCGGGTCATGGAAATCCTGGGATCGGACCCGGAGCTTTTGCAGAACGTGTTGGACGATCAATAGGAGGTTGAATTGCCGAATTACGAACCGCTTTGGCATTGGATCAAGGCGAGGGAGATCGTTAGAACTCGCAAGGATTTCGGACAGCCGCAGCCATGGACCGATGACCCGATCCTGGCCACCTATCGCTTCTGCAACGTTCGCCGCGAAGATGATCGCGGCACTATCTGGATTCGCAAAAACATCCGCGAGCCCTATGCTGGACATCCGTATCTTTGGCTAATGCTTTGCATCGCCCGTCAGATCAATTGGCCTGACACGCTGGGTGACCTGATTTTCAATGGCGCGTGGCCTGACCGTGCAACGTTCGATCCTCGCGAAATGACGATAGTACTCAATCGTCGCAAAGATCGTGGAGACAAGGTCTACACCGGCGCATACATGATCAGCGCCCCGGCGACAAAGGGCGCCGACAAGCAATCTTATATAGCCGAAACTGTGATAGGCGCACTTTGGGATCGCCGCGAAAGCTTCCGGTTCGCTGGCAAGAGCCTCCAGCGGACTCACGACTGGATTTCCCGATCGAATGGATGGGGACCATTCATGGCCTATCAGGCAGTCGTGGACATGCGGTTTACCGCACTGCTTCAGGACGCCGATGACGTTCAATCGTGGGCTGCCGCCGGCCCAGGCACGATCCGAGGGCTCAATCGGCTGCATGGTCGCGCCGTCACCGCTGCCCTGCCGCAGGACCAAGCCCTGAGCGAAATGCGGGCGATCTACAACATCGTGCAGGCTGAGACCGGTGTCCCGATGGACTTCAGCGACGTGCCGAACATCCTTTGTGAAACCGATAAATATCTCCGCGTCAAACTCGGCGAAGGAAAGCCGCGCGCGCTTTACGTCGTGGGGCGCGGATCATGACCGCCGTCAAGGGGCAAAATCTCAACAGTGCCATGCCCGACATCCTCGACCGACTGACCCATGCGATGAAAACAGCTCAGGCCGATGATAGATCAATGCCTGGGTCGGCAACGCGGGCACGGCACGCCGAACGTCTGGCGACGATGACCGAGGCGAGGCAGCAGATCGAGGAGATGCGGAAGGCGCTTGAAGGCGTCCCGCAGGCTGGGATGCCGATCGAGACCCGCGAGATTTCATTTATTGAGGAGATTCCAGCCGATGCGTAATTACTCAGCCGCCATCCTCGACGATCTCCGCGTGAATAGCCTGGAAAAGCCATACGACCCACAATCCGAGGAGGTGCCATCGGAATGGACCCCGGATCATCTGTCCCGCCGGCTGGTGGACGCCTTCACGACGTTGAAGCGGCTCCCTCGCGTGCCAGGGCCGCGCCAGCCCGGCAACCATGGCCCGGCGTACATCCATACGAAACTCGACACCGACGGCTATGGGAACACCCAGGGCGTCTCTGAAGAGATCGCAGCCTTGGGGAACCCGCTCGAGGAGCGGCGCCGGGACATGAACGCCGACCGGCTCCCGCCCTCCAAAGCCGATATTGCCCAGATGGAACGCTGCAACGAGTTCCTTCGTTGGTTTCGCGGATACGATTCGCAGGCCGCATCGATTCTCGCCCGCTGGGCCATGGCGACTGCATTTGGCCGTCCCGTGATCGACCAGGCCAATGCCCTCGGCGTACCGAAACGCTCATTTTACGCCAAACGGGAAACCGGCCTCAAAGCTTGTGCAGCAATGCTAAATAGAATGAAGGAGCCGGTGTTTTAGTGAGCAAACCTTGCCACTTGAATTCCACAGCGAGAATTGACTTTGCACGGCTTTGCACCGCTATATGCGCGGGTGTGCGGCGGGCGATTTGCGTCCGGCGCTCAAGACCTTCAGGAGTTCGCCCGGATCGGGCAACATAGTTAGGCGCTTCTAGGCAATTGAGCCGGGGCGTAGGTTGCCAGAAATGGCCAAGGGCGCGGTATTCGAGAAGCACCGGATGGCTGCGCTGGTCGGGGAGGTAGAAATGCCTCCCCGGAGCGCGCGCCGGCCCGCCGAAAGCATTTAGAGGCAGAGATGGACATCCGCCCTGACCATCCCTGCCTGGGATGCTCCAACTTTGACGAAAATCCGGACGGGCATTACGCGATTTGTCGCTGGATGCCGGTTGGATATCCAGTCTTCGCTTGCTTTGGAACCCTGGCGCAATGGCACCCGGAGAAATCGGATACGTGGTCTGCGGCCCGCTTCGTAAATAAGACCATGCCCTTGCATAAGGCCGGCGAACCATTTCCGGCTTGCCCTCAGAGATGCTAGAATGCCTCGGAACCAAAACGAGGGCGTCATGACCACACTCGAAGTCATCATCGCGGAGTTTCAGCGCCAGGTCGAAGAGTCGAAAGTCCCGGTGGGATATTTCGACGACACGAACCCGAGAGACGCTATCCTCGATGGCCATTTCGATCTTGAAGCTTTGGCGGCGGCTATTGAACGGAAAGTCGCCGAAGACCTTGGCGTTGCCGGTCTGACTGAGAAACAGATCGACGAACTGCGTAAAATAGCTGGCAACGGCATATTGCCGCCTTGGCCGGATTATAAATGATGACAGTCACGGCCATCTTCATCGGGATTTGCCTGCTGATCCTGGCCGCCGCCATCTGGAAACTCGCCAGGGCCGCCTCCGAGATCGGAAGCCAGTTGGATTCTCTGAACGACAACTTCCTGGCCCTATTCGACAGGATGGACGAAAAGAGATGACCGTATCCCGCCGCTCTTTCTTCTCCTTCCTCGCCGGCGCGCCCGTGGCTATTGCTGCGGGGAAGGTGGCGCTGGCTGACCAGTTCGCGACCGGCGGATATGTCCGCGCCGCGGCGCCAATGCTGATGGGCGAGAGCATCGTCGAGACGATCTTGCCCCGTAGCTTCGTCAACCATATGCCAACGAAGGATCAGGTCCGGGCATGGGGCGATATGGTCGACCCGCAGCCGATCACCATCACGGTCAACAGCATCTCCTTCGACGAGGCCTATCCGCCCGAATTCTACGACCACGACAAGATCAATCCCCCAGGCTCCGACACCATGGATATGGCGGAGTTTGAGGCCGGGGCAGAGCGGCAATGCCTATCTCAGGTTGCAAATCAGCCTGTTTGAGGCGGCAGGGTATCGCTGGCGCCGGGCTTTATACCAACCGTAGGTTGAGTTGACCCCATGCCCGTCCTGAAAAACGCCCGCCATGAGCAATTTGCTCAGGCGCTGGCCAAGGGGATGACTGCTGAGCAGGCGTATACCGAGGCCGGCTTCAAGGCTAACCGGCACAACGCTGCAGCCCTTGCGCGCAAGCAACACATTTCAACACGTGTCGAGGATATCCGTATCAGGGTGTCCGACAAGGCCGAATGGACGGCTGCTGACCGGCTCGCCGCCCTGAAGCGCATCCACAGTGCCGCCGAAGGTACAGACCCGCGCACGGCCATCTCTGCCATCGCAGAAGCCAACAAGATGCAGGGCGCTTACCCGCCGGCGAAGCATCAACTATCGGGAACCGTCGGCACATTTGACCTGACCAAGGTAACGGATGCGGACCTCGCAAAGCTTGAAGCCATCCTTGGCCCGATTGCCGACGCTGGCGGAAATCAGAGCGGAGAAGAATAGGCGTCTCATCGCCAAGGAGCGCGAGCGCCTTTCCCGAGATACAGAACAGATCAGGGCCAGATGCCAGACCCTCGCCGGCTTCGTCCGGGAGGCGTGGCGGGTTCTGGAGCCTGGCCAGCCATATATCCACGGCTGGCACATCGATGCGATTTGCGCCCATCTCGAGGCGATCACAAACGGCGTATTCCTCGCCGCCGGGCAGTCAAACCGGCTGGTGATCAATGTCCCGCCGGGCACGATGAAGTCATTGCTGGTGTCGGTTCTATGGCCGGCCTGGGAATGGGGGCCACGCGGATTGCCCGCCATGCGCTATGTGGCGACCTCGCATTCCGAGAACTTCGCCAAGCGCGATAGTCGCCGAATGCGCGATCTGGTCCAGTCCGACTGGTATCAGTCCCTCTGGCCGGAAGTGGTCTTGGCCAGGTCTGGCGAGATCAGCTTCGCCAATACGAAGACCGGGTTCCGCGAAGGCATGCCGTTCGGATCATTGACCGGCGCCCGCGGCGACCGTGTCATCATCGACGACCCGCATTCGACCGAAACAGCGGAATCCGATGCTGACCGGGAACGGACGACGCGCATCTTTCGGGAATCCATCCCGACCCGCGTCAACGATCCAGAGCGGTCGGCGATCGTGGTCATCATGCAACGCCTGCACCAGGCAGACGTCTCCGGGGTGATCGAAAGCCTCGGTTTGGAATATATCCGGCTCGTCCTGCCGATGGAATACGAGCCGGAGCGCCGGTGCATCACCAAGATTGGCGGGCAGGAATTCTTCGCCGACCCGCGCCAGCAGAATGGGGAGCTTCTATTCCCGGAGCGCTTCCCCCGCGATGTCATCGAGCGGGACAAGAAAGCTCTCACGGCCTATGCCGTCGCCGGCCAATTCCAGCAGCGGCCGGCACCGCGCGAGGGTGGCCTGTTCAAGCGTCACTGGTTCGAGAAGGTTTCGGCGCCGCCTGCGCACCGCAAGATCGTGCGGGGCTGGGATTTAGCGGCCAGCAAGCAGAAATCGGCCTCATCATCATCCGGCCCGGCCTATACGGCAGGACTGCGCCTCTCCGTTGCCGACGGCGTCTATTACATCGAGGACGTCAGGCGCGACCGTGCCGGCCCGGCCGAAGTCAACAGACTGATCAAAAGTACGGCGGACCATGACCCGCCGGGGACGCGCATCTCTATCCCGCAGGATCCGGGGCAGGCGGCCAAGGGCCAGGTTCTATCGTTTGCACAACTCTTGACCGGGTTTGATGTCCGGTTCAGCCCTGAGACTGGCGACAAGGAAATGCGCGCACTGCCCGTGTCGGCTCAAGCCGAAGCCGGGAACGTCAAGATCATCGATGGTCCGTGGAACGAAGCCTTCCTCGAGGAGGTGTCGATGTTCCCCAGCGGAACCTACAAAGACCAGGTAGATGCCCTTTCCAGAGCGTTTTCCGAACTGCTCAAGATGACCCGCGTCCCTGACGTGGCCATCGGCGCCCCGATCCAGGTTGGCGCCGCCCCCAGTCTACACGCAATCAGGTGAACCCCGGCATGGCCAAGAAGATCGACAAGGCCGTGTCTGGACCAGGCGCGCAAGCCGGACGTTTCGAGGAAATCGGCGTCTATGGCCTCAAGGTCTATGGCGGCTTCGTCAACGAAGAATTCCTGCGTCAACTCAATGGCGATGCCGGCCGGCGCGTATTCCGCGAGATGGCGGACAATGATGCCACCGTCGGCGCGGTCCTCAACGCCATCAGCCTGATTATCCGGGCCGTGGAATGGACGGCAACCCCGGCCGAAGGCGCGCCGCAGGCCCAGGCAGAGGCGGAAGCGGAATTCGTCGAGTCCCTGCTCGATGATATGTCGCATACCTGGGACGACTTCATCGCTGAAGTCCTATCCATGCTGGTATTCGGCTGGTCCTATCATGAGATGGTGATCAAGCGCCGGATCGGTCCGTATGAGAAAGACCCGTCCAAACGCTCGAAATACACCGATGGCCGCATCGGCATCCGCAAGCTGCCCATCCGTGCACAGGAAACGCTCCTGCGCTGGGAACTGCAGCCTGATGGTGGCTTCCTCGGTCTCTACCAGGTTCCGCCCCAGGGCGGTCCCATCCGGTACGTGCCGATCGAGCGCGCGCTGCTGTTCCGCACCGTGAGCCGCAAGAACAATCCCGAGGGTCTATCGATCCTCCGCCATGCCTATGAGAGCTGGTATTTCCTCCGCAATATCAGACCTGTCGAGGCCATGGGGATCGAGCGGGAACTGGCCGGGCTGCCGGTGGTGTCGATCCCCAACTCGATCATGACCGGCACCGACGACAAGAGCCGATCAATCCGGGCATCATACGAGAAGATCGCCCGCGACCTGAAGTTCAACGAGCAGGGCGGCCTCGTCATCCCGTCCGATATGTGGCCTGACCCGGAAGGCAAGCCGTCGGCGGCCCCGATGGTGAAGGTCGAACTGCTGAAGGGTGGCGGATCGCGCTCGATCGATACCAATGCGGTCAAGACCGGGTACAAGCAGGACATCGCCAATTCGGTTCTGGCCGGCTTCATTCTGCTCGGCAACGAAGCCCAGGGCAGTTACGCGCTTTCCAAGGACAAGTCCTCGTTCTTTCTCCGGGCCTGCCAGGCGATCGTCAATCAGATCGCGTCGACGCTGAACCGCTTCATGATACCGAGGGTCTGGGATCTGAACGGGCTGGATCGGGCACTGATGCCGACACTCACCCCCGGACGCCTTGCCGCGGTCGATCTGGACCAACTCGGGACGTTCATTCAGAAGGTGGCCGCCGCCGGCGCGCCGCTATTTCCCGACGTCGATCTGGAAACCAGAATCCGGGAAGATGCCGACTTGCCGCCGCCGTCGCCAGAAGCCATCCAGGCCAGGGAAGATGACCAGGCGCTATCCCGCGCGGCTCAGGAGGCGGCGCTGGCCGGTGTTGTCGACCCGGCCGGGCAAGGCGGGGCGCAAGTCGGAAAGGCCGCCCCAGCCCCGCTATATGTCCGTCGTGACGTGCTGAATGCCGCCGACATCATCGCATGGGCCAAAGCGCAAGGGTTGAAATCGACGCTGCCGGCCGATGACATGCACGTCACGGTCACGTTCTCGAAGTCGCCCGTCAACTGGATGACCATGGGTGAGGCCCTGGCTACGATCGAGGTCGCCGCGGGCGGCCCGCGCATCCTTGAACTGGCGGACAAGAACGTCCTGGTGCTGACCTTCGCTTCGGCCGCGCTTGCCGCGCGCCATGCCGAGATGATGGACAAGGGAGCGTCGTGGGATTGGCCCGAGTACCAGCCCCACATCACGATCAGCTATGACGTCTCCGGCGTCGATATTGCGGCGATCGAGCCATATTCGGGCAAGATCGACCTCGGGCCGGAAATCTTCGCGCCGGTCAAGGAGGACTGGCACAAGGACGTCAAAGAGGAACCGACCGCTTGACCTTTCACGTCGCTATGCCGTGGATGCTGCCGTTCTCCAAAGCAGCCATGAGCGATGACGAGCAGGAACGATTCAACCGGCTGACATCGAAACTGCAATCTCGCATTGCAATGGCATTCCGAGAGGCGGTAGCCCGGCTTGGCGAGCGGGTGGACATCAAGGCTCTGGCCGATCTGCTGGCACAGAACCGCGTCTCCGAAGCCCTGGCACTGATCAATGAACGGCTGGTGATCGCCGGCATGTGGCCGATTGGAACCGCCATCTCCGCCGCTCTAGTCGAGGCAGGGCAGGCGGCCGCGCTGGTGATCGATGCCATCCCGGCCTTGCGCGGGGTAGACATCACGTTCGGTTTGACGAACCCGGAAACGATCAATCATCTCCGGATCTATGAGATGAACACGATCCGCGAACTATCCGCTCAGGCGCTCGGGTCCGTCAGGCTCGCAATCACCACCGGCGTCCAGGAAGGGCGTAATCCAATCGATGTGGCCCGCGACGTTCGCCAGCACATCGGCCTGACCGAACGGCAGAGCGGCGCGGTGCTGAACTATCGCCGGATGCTCGAAGGACGGGACAGGGCGGCCCTACAGCGCCAATTGAGGGACAAGCGCTTCGACGGGACGGTGTCGCGCGCCATTGCCGCCGATGCCCCGCTGAAGCCAGAACAGATCAAGCGCATGGTCGAGCGCTATCGGGACAGGTCGCTGAAAATGCGGTCGGAAACGATTGCCCGAACCGAGGCGATCCGCGCCGTCAATTCCGGGAACGTCCTGGCATGGCGCCAGGCGATTGCGGACGGCAAGGTCGATGCCAGCGCGGTGGTGAAGCAGTGGGTCTACACCCACGATTCCCGCACCCGCAACGCGCACCGGACCATTCCGGGGTTGAATCCGAAAGGCGTCGGGCTCGATCAGGCATTTCAGTCAGAGCTTGGGCCGATCCAATATCCGGGTGATCCGAATGCCGACGCGGCAAATGTGATTAACTGCAGATGCTCTCTTGTGATAAGGTATCGACCTTCACGGAGTGCCTGAAATGAGCGCCATCGTCGAGCCCATCAATGACCAGATGATCCGGCAGGCCTATGAGAAGATATTCAGAGATATAACGTTCAAAGGATTCTCATATTGGGTTCGGCCTTCTGCCCCTGATCCAGCCAAGTATCCGGACAGCATTTGCTGGGCGGCTCTTGAATTATGGAATGATGGGCTCCTTGTTCGTGAAATAGCGATGATAAAGGGCGTCTCGACGTGGTATGTATTGACGCTTGTTCGTGAGGGCATCAAGAGACAGCCTCTTCTCGGTCCGCGAATATATGCAAGCCGGAAGGCAAAAGTGCGCCTTCTTCGGCACAAGCGAGAAGTAGAGGCTTATGGAAGCCGAGCGCCGCAATGACCGTTGCCGAACTCATCGAGAAGTTGACGGCATTCGACCCGAGCGCGAAGGTCGTCATGATGGGCGATTGGTATGACGGAGAGATGTTCGGCAATATCGAACGGGTTGATGCCCGCGAGATGATACCAGACGACCGGAATTACATGCTGGCGAAAAACGGTGAAGACGCGATCAAGATGGTTGCCATCAGCACCTTTTAGCCGCCCGCTCTCACGCTCACCATAAGCGCCAGCGCGACGACCATCTGTTCCAACTGCCTCAGTATTTCAGCCCTGAATGGGTCCGGGTCTTTCCCGGTCTCGAACGCCTCTATCTGCCCATGCAGATCGCCGAGAAACGCCGCCAGCGAACCATAGGGCTCGGGCAGGTCGATGGGCTCTGTTCTTGAAGGCTGAAACGGATCGGTGGGCATCTGCTGAAGACCATAACCGTTATGCCGACATGAACGCAAACAGCAAGCCAAAACAATAGGATATCGGGATGCAATACGAGACAAGTTCGCCGGCTCTTGATCTCTACGCAAAGGCGCTGTCTCAGGATGAGATGGCCGTATTCATCGAGGCAGTCAATAAGCTCGCCTTCCAAGGCCGCGCGCTTGAGGATTGCACAAAGCTGGCATGGCAATTCGTCCGGAAGGATAGTCCGGACCCAGGCGATGTGCATGTCGATGCCCCGATGGGCAGCGACGGCAAGAAGCGCCCCCGCCGCAAGACGCCGGAGAAGGTGCCGGATAGCGAGAACGCGGGTACGTCGAAGGCATTCGCTTCCGTCGCCAAGGTGGACGAAAGCCTCGGGCTGGTGTTCGGCTGGGCCATCGTGTGCAAGATCGATGGCGTCGATTATTTCGATGTACAGGACGACCATATTCCCGAAGACGCGATGTTGAAGGCATCGTCCGACTTCATGGAGCATAGCCGCGCCGGAGCCGACATGCATCCGCGCGATTCCATGAATACGTTTCAGCAGGAAATGGCGTGCGGGACGATTGTTTTCGCCTTCCCGATGACGACCGACATCGCCAAATCGCTCGATATTCAGACCGCGAAGACCGGACTATTGATCGCGATGAAGGCCCCGCCTGACGTCCTGGCAAAGTTCAAATCAGGCGAATATTCCGGCTTCAGCATCGGCGGCACTCGGCTGAAGGACGAGGAGGTCGGGGCGTGACCAAGCAAACCACCTTCGGCCTTTCCGCCCCTCCACTGGTCCAGTGGCTTCTCAATTCTGAGCCTGATGTGAAAAGCGCCGTGCGCGCGTTCATTGAAGGCAAGGGAGAGCCCATTATCCAGGTCGCCGGCCCGTTGCGCGATCAGGACGTCTACCGTTTCCGCCAGAACCATTTCGCCCCCGTCGCCCTGCCGACGATCACGCTGGTGATGAGGATGGTCAAGCATCACCTGACCGGTGAGGCCGGCGTCGAGGTGAAAACGCTCAAGGATTCCGACATCGGCGAACTGGCGCTCTGGTATCGCAAGGCCATGGCCCGCCGCGCGCTCGCCGCCTGATCTCTTTCAAATCGCTGTTCTACCGCAACCGGGCCATCGGCGCCGGACAGAGGAGTTTTGCCCGATGGCTGCATCGACCAGGCGCATCATGCGCTCCTTCAAGATGGACGAAATTTCGGCCGTGACCAAACCAGCCCAGGAGCCGGCACTGGCCACGATCATGAAGCGCCATGACCCCGCCGCCGATCTGGCCGCAATCCTCAAGGCGATCGGGCCGGACGAGGCCGATGGGGCGCAATCGTTCTCCGATCTGCTTGCCGAGAGCGAGGAGCGCCAGCGCCAATACGAGGCCAGCGAGGAGCTTTGGCCGCTGTTCTGTGCCTTGCAGGACAGCATCCGATCAATCGCCGCAGACGCATCCCTTTCGACCGATGGCAAGCTTGCTGCAATCCAGACCTCGATCGACGAATTCGCCGCCACGGTGCGCGAGCGCTTCCCCGACATGGAAGGCGAAATCGAGAAGATGTTTCACCGCGATCCCCTCAAAGGGCTCGCAAAGGCCGTCCGGATCCCCGGCGGCGATCACGTCGGAACAAAGGAGAAACCAATGACCGACATCACGAAGAAGGTCGCCGATCTGGAAAGCCAGAACGCCGATCTCCAGAAGAAGCTCGATACCGCTCTCGCCGCCATCGAAAAGGCGAAGCAGGACGAGATCACCAAGAACGACGAGACCATCGAAGTCGGCGGCAAGACCCTGCGCAAGTCAGTGCTGGGTGATGAGGCTTTTGCCGCGCTGAAGACCCAGCAGGGCGAAGTCGCCAAGGCCCGTGACGAGGCCGAACTGGCCGCATTCACGAAGACCGCGGAGACCGAATTCGGCAATCTGCCGGGCGAAGCGGTCGCCAAGGCAAAGGTGCTGCGCGCCGTGTCCAAGATGGATGCGGAATCCAAGGCCGAACTGGAAAAGATGCTGAAGGCCGGCAATGCCGCCCTGAAAGCAGGCTTTGTTCCGCTCGGTCAGGATGGCGGCGGCGATTTTGCCAAGGCCGAAGACGAGCTCGAGGCGATGGCCAAGGTCCATGCCGAGACGCATAAGGTCTCGATCATCAAGGCGCGCGTCGACGTGCTCGACACCCCGCGCGGGCGCCAGCTTTACGCCCAGACCAGGAAGCCGAAAGCCGCGTAAGCGCGGCGTCAGCCTCAACTAATCGCGCCGCCGCGAGGCGCCGCAAGCCCTCAGAAGGAATCTTTCTCAATGTCCTACGAACAGGAACTGCATCGCTTCACGCGCCCTGCGGCGGCCGATCTCTCGACCAAGCAGTATTACGGCGTGAAGATCGACTCGTCCGGCAATATTGCTCTGGCGGGTGAAGGCGATATCGCCGTTGGCATCCTCCAGAATGCGCCGGCAGCGGCCGGCCGTGCCGCCAATGTGGCATTTGGCGGCGTATCGAAGGTTGTCGGTGGAGCGACCGTAGCCGCCGGCGCGCGCTTCTCCTTCAATTCGTCCGGCGTCGCCGTTTCGGTCGGCTCTGGTGATGACCAGGGGATGGGTATCGTCCTTGAAGACCTGGCCAGCGGCAAGATCGGCACCGTTCTCATCCAGCCCGTCGGCAACGTCGGCACCTAACGGGCCGATCCAACCATCATCCTGAACCCCGCGCCGCTGTGATAGCGCCGCAAGCCTCAAAAGGATATCTGATATGAATCCCACCAGTGGCGATGTCCACGTTAACCGGCCCCTCACCAATATCTCGATCGCATACCTCCAGGATGCGGCCGGGTTTGTTGCTGATCGGGTATTCCCGAACATCCCGGTCCAGAAGCAGTCCGATCGGTATTTCCGATATGATCGTGCCGACTTCTGGCGGAACACCTTCCAGAAGCGCGCGCCCGGCTCTGAATCGGCCGGCGGCGGCTGGAAGATCGACAATACCCCGACGTATTATGCCAACGTTTGGGCCCTGCATAAGGATATCGACGATCAGATTCGTTCGAATGCCGATGACCCGCTCAACATGGATCGCGATGCCACCCTGTACCTTTCGGAACAGGCTATCATCTCGCGTGAGGTGAATTGGGCGGCGAACTTTTTCACAACTGGCGTCTGGACCGGCATCACCGGTGCCGCCGCCGATGTGACGGGCGTGGCTTCCTCTCCGGGCACGAACGATGTCCTGCAGTGGAGCTCGGCGAACTCGACGCCGATCGAGGATGTCCGCAAGTATTCGGACACCATGCACCTGCGCTCCGGCAAGCGCCCGAACAAGCTTACGATGGGCCGCCAGGTCTGGACGAAGCTTTCCGACCACGCCGAACTCGTCGACCGCATCAAGTATTCGGGTGGAGTCGGCAATTCGGTCCCGGCGATGGTGACGCGCCAGGCCGTGGCATCGATCCTCGAACTCGAGGAAGTGCTGGTCATGGATGGCATCCAGGTGACGTCGCAGGAGAACCCGTCGTTCGAAACATCGATGACGACGGCGTTCATCGCGGGCAAGAACGCGCTGCTGTCCTACGCGCCGGCGCAGCCCTCGATCCTGCAGCCGTCGGCGGGCTACACCTTTTCTTGGACGGGCTTTCTCGGTGCAGGTGCCATGGGCATGCGCATCAAGCAGTTCCGCATGGAATGGATCGAAAGCGACCGCGTCGAAGGCCAAATGGCCTACGATCAGAAGGTCGTCGCCAGCGATTGCGGCGTATTCTTCTCCGGCATCATCGCCTGATCAGCGCGCGCACAAAGGAATAGCAAATGGCGCGCGACACGATCTGGCTCAAGCCGTTCTGCCGTGACGATGATTTCGTCGTCATCCGGCCGATTGAAATATCGGGCCGCACAATCCAGCGTGGCGAGGCGTTCGACAAATCGACCGTCTCGACGCGCACCCTCCGCCAGCTTTACGAGCAACGTCGGCTCGCCGTGGCCGTCCAGCCGCGCGAGGAAGGCGATACTGCACCGGCCGATCCCGTGCCGCCGCCGGTCATCCCCATGCCGCCTCTGCCTCTTGTCGTGAAGCATGTCGGGCGCGGCCGCTATGCCATCATGCGCGGTACGGAGCGGGTCGTCGACCAGATGACCAAGGCCGAAGCCGAGGAATGCCTTGCCAAAATGGCGGCCTGACCGGTTCGACCGTCTCGAACGGGACTGGACAGATCGTCCGGTGATCCTTGTCGGAACCGGTCCTTCAATGAAGGGGTTCGATTTCAACCGCCTTCGCGGGCTCGGGCATATTCTGGCTGTAAAGCAATCCTGGGCTGATCTGCCTTTCGCCGATGCCTGTTTCGGGCTGGATCTGCCATGGATGCGGACCCGGTTCGATGAACTGTGCGGGCTGGCGCAGCGGATGCCGCTCTGGCTTTGCGTGCCGGACATGGAATTCGAGCATACTCCGGTCCCTGGCGCCAAATACCTCCGCCGCGTCCGCGACGGCGATCTGATGGCAACGGCGCCGGATACCATCGAATGCGGGGGAAACTCCGGATTCGGTGCCCTAAATTTCGCCGTTCTCCGCGGGGGGAAGCGGATCGTTCTGTTCGGCTTCGACTTCACCGGCAATCACTACTGCGAAGATCGGTATGACCGCCCCGTATCGGAAAATCACCGGTATTGGCCGCGCTGGGCAACGAACTTCAATCACATCACCGGCCAACTAGCGGCGGCCGGCGTCGAGGTCATCAACGCCTCGCCAGACTCTCTCGTCACTGCTTTCCCGAAGGTCTCCCATGACGAAGCATTCGAGCATCTGGGTCGGCTGGGATCCGAGGGAGGAAGAAGCCTTCATCGTGGCCCGGACATCGATCCTGCGCCGGCTGTCGGCCTCGATCCCGGTGCGAGGCCTGTATCTGGATGAATTGCGCCGGCTCGGCCTTTACTGGCGGGAAACCGAATACCGCGGCAACCAGCTTTGGGACGTCATTTCCGAAGCACCGATGGCGACACAGTTCTCGATCAGCCGGTTCCTGACGCCGCACCTCGCCGGCAATGAAGGCTGGGCATTGTTTATGGATGCCGACATGATGGCGCGCGCTGATCTCGCCGAACTGTTCGCGCTGGCCGACCCGACGAAAGCCGTGATGGTGGTGCAGCATAACCACCGGCCGACGCAGACCGTGAAGATGGACGGGCAAATCCAGACCCAATATGCGCGGAAAAACTGGTCGAGCCTGATGCTTTGGAATTTGGGGCATCCCGGAACGCAACGTCTGACCGTCAAGATGGTCAACAGCTTGCCCGGCCGGGACTTGCACCGCTTCTGCTGGCTACAGGATGAAGAAATCGGCTCCCTGCCGGTCGAATGGAACTTCCTTGTCGGGCATACGACGGACGATGTCGAGCCGAAGATCGTTCACCACACCGACGGCGCGCCCTGCATGCCTGGCTATCACGACGCTCCCTATGCCGACGAATGGCACCGGGAACTGATGAGGGCGCTGGGATGACGATCTCCCAAGAGGCCGCGCAAGGACTGCTCGCCATGTGCCAGTCCGTGACGATCGAGGAAACCGCAGACCGGGTCTGGATCGTGGTCAATGGCGAGAAAATCGTCGGGCTCGAATCTGGATCGGCAAAGGCGGACAAATTGCTTTTGGTCGAGGACCAGCGCCAGGCTGCAATCATGGCGGCGACAGCCTGATGGCCCGATCCTTCCGCGTCGTGACGAGCTGCAGCCCCGCCGGCTGGGAACTTTACGGTCTCAGGATGGCGGAGACATTCTGCACCTATTGGCCGTCCACGGTGCCCCTGAGTCTCTATGCCGAGGGGTTTGCGCCGCCGCCGTGGATCAATGCAGATGTCAGGTCTTTGCCGGCGTGGCAGGAAGCATTCAAGGAGCGCCATCACGGCACGCGCGCGGCGCATGGCATGGCCGGCGGTCGCGGATACAATTTCAAGTTCGATGCGGTGAAGTTCTCGCATAAGGTCGGCGCCGTCGTCGATGTAGTCGAGCGCGCCGATTGCGATGTCCTGATCTGGATCGATGGGGATACCGTCTTCCATTCTGAGGTGACGCCGGAATTCATCGAAGGGCTGATGCCAGAAGACTGCGCTCTGGCATGGCTCGACCGGGTCGGAAATTACCCGGAATGTGGGTTTTATTGTCTCAATCTGCGCCATCACGCGCTGAAATCGCTGATCTTGCGATGGAAGGCGCTCTATACGTCGGATCAAATATTCGACCTATCCGAATGGCACGATTGCTATTCGCTGCAGCAATGCGTCGAGGCCGCCGGCGTGCCCGTGCATAGCCTGTCGGGAGAGGCGAGGAATACCAGCCACGTCGCCATAAATTCGCAGATAGGCAGTATCTTGGATCACACGAAGGGCGGGCGCAAGACGGAAGGCCGCTCGCGCGCGTCGGATCTGAAGGTGCAGCGGAAAGAGGCGTATTGGGCATGAAAACCGTTCGCGGCATCGTCCTGCCTGATTCCGATACGCACTTCGGCCCGATGATCGAGTCCGGGCCGTTATTCGAGGGCAAGGGCACGTATCAATTTGCGAAACTGCAGCGCGCGCTGGAATTCGTTAAGGGGCGATATTTCGCGATCGATATCGGCGCCCATGTCGGAACCTTCAGTCGCGTATTGGGTCGAGAATTTGCACATGTGGCGGCTTTCGAGCCGGTGCCTGAGCATTTCATCTGTGCCGAAATAAATCTGGCAGACGTCCCGTCCGTGACCATTCACAGGTGCGCGCTGGGTGATGTCGAATTGGATAGCCGGATGGATGCCGGCGGCGAAAATTCAGGGAATGCCCGCCTCACGGTAGATGGATCTATCGACGTTCAGATAAAGCGTCTCGACGACTTCGGGTATCACGCGGTCAATTTTATCAAGATCGACGTGGAGGGATATGAACTGGCCGTGCTAAAAGGCGCGCAAAACCTGATTAGCCTCTATGGTCCGGTCATCATGGTGGAACAAAAGCCGGGGCATGCTCAGCGATATGGATTCGGCGAAACCGATGCAATCCAGATGCTTCAGGATGTCTGGAATTACAAAGTCCAATGGGACATCGGCGGCGACTATTGCCTGACGCCTGGCTTTGCATAACGCCCGAAAGGGAGCTTAAAACCAGCCTGCTGATGGAGGCGTTGCACAAGGGCTGGCCTGATGCGGCAATCATTCACGGTGCGCCGCCGGATGACGGCAAACCGTTCTTCGTCTGGGGCCAGCAAATGCTCGGCTTCGATCTCCTGAAACAGTTCTACGACACCGACCGGCCATTCTGGCACATCGACAACGGCTGGATATGGTCAGCCAAAGGCAAAGCCGAGGGCTATTACCGGTTCACCTACCGCGGGCTCGTCCCGCATATGCTCGTTAATCCTCTCCCACGGCCCGTGAGCGTCGATCTGGCCCCATGGCGTCAGACCGGCAGACATGTCCTGCTTTGCCAGCCAGGGCCTTCCTTTGGGGCCGCTATCGGCCTCGACATGGGGGAATGGAACCGCACCATCCGCCGCCGGCTGTACAAGGCCACGAAACGGATGATCGTGGTCAGGGAAAAGCACGCGCGTCGGCCGCTCGCATCGGATCTGCGCAACTGCTGGGCCGTGGTGACGCATTCCAGCGGGGTTGCTGTCGATGCGGTTCTGGCAGGAATTCCAGTATTCGTCGAGCCTACATGCCCGGCGGCAGCGGTCGGTAGTTACGATCTGGCGCTGATCGAATACCCGGCCATGCCGGACCGGACGAACTGGCTGGCGTCTCTGCTTTGCCAGCAATTCACGATTGATGAAATGGCGGACGGAACAGCTTTCCGCCATCTGATGCAGGTCAAGGAGCAAGTGGACGGATGACGGCGAGCTATGATCCGACGCTGCCCACTGACCGCGACAAGGTCCGCCTGCTCATTGGCGATACGGACACGGCCTCGCCGAAATTCCAGGACTCTGAAATCGATGCCATCCTCGTCGCCCAACCGAATACCTATTATGCCTCGGCTCAACTGCTCGATTCCCTGGCCGCCAAATATGCGACAACGGTCAGCATCAACGTTGACGGATTCTCGACGTCCGGTTCGGACATCGCCAAGGCATATCGCGACATGGCCGCGCGCTATCGGGCGCAGGCCCCGCTGGCTGGCGCCGGCGGGCTGGCGGTCCCCTTCGTCGGCGGCATCTCCGTTTCCGAGATCGAGAGCATCGCATCGGACGAAGACCGAACGCCGAACGAGTTCACCCACGACATGCTTTCCAATAACCCGGATATCCCGACACGATGAGCACCGGAACCCAGCAGAGAGAAATTCTGCGGGGAACGCTGGCCACCTATGGCCGCGCGCTTACCGTCACCCGCACCGTGCCGGGAAGCTATGACGAGGACACCGGCATTGTCGTCCCTGACACGCCGACACCATACGCCGGGCGCGGGCGCGTCGGCTCCTACAAGGATTCCGCCATTGATGGGACGCTGATCTTGCGCGGCGACCGCAAGGTGACGTGGCAACCCAGTGATGCGTCCTTCATTCCGACCAAGACCGATACGATCGCATTCGATGGCGCCACCTATGCCATCATCGATATCGTCACCCGCGAGCTCGAAGGTGACTGGATCGCATATACCTTGCAGGTCCGGCGCTGATGGCCACGGAATCGTTCTCCTTGCAGATCGATAAGTTCGTCGAAAAGGCCAAGAGCCGGATGCAGGAGTTCACGACCGAGTTTATTCAAGACCTGAACGAGGAAATCGTCAGGTCGACGCCGGTGGATACGGGCTTCCTTCGCGGTTCGTGGTGGGCGCAGATCGGCTCTCCAATGGGCCCTGCCTCGGGCGCGCCGGATAAATCAGGGGCAGGGTCGGTCGCCAGAATGAACCTTGTCGCCTCTCAGATCGTCATTGGCGAGGTCTATTTCGCCTCGAACGGCGCCAATTATGCGGTGT